TCTATTCTTTGTACAGGATTAGATGAAGCTCCATTAGTAGATGCAGGTTGTTTTTCAGGTTCTGGTGGGGTATAGCTTGTCATCGTTGCTTTTTCTACATGTCCGATACGCCCCATATTCAGAGTAGCTGTAAAGTCTTCTATGCCGTGTTGGAACCATACCTTACTCCCATCCGGTTGTACACTCTTAATTATAGGAAACGGGTACCCCATCTCAGCTAATTGTTGTGTCCAAGGTTTAGATGCTAGTGAAAGCTGCATGGGCATACCTCCACCACCCGGAGGAGCACCGCCCGGAGGAGCACCCCCCTCTTCACCACCTTGAGCAGCCATCTGTTGTTGCATTTCCTGTTCCTGCTGCATCTGTTGCATCTGTTGTTCCTGTTGCATTAAGGACATAGCTTGTGCTTCTGCGCCCATCTTAGCCATATTAACCTGTTGACCGGAAACCACGAAAGCAACGTTTTCAGCATCAATATTCTGCTCTTTCAGTTCTACGTCATATCCCTGTGCAGCAAGTTGTTGTGCTAGTTGTGCCCGTTGTAAAGCAAATGAAATTCTAGTAGACTCTGCTTTTTCTTCCGGTGTGGGAAGAACCATCTTCCAGTCAGTTATCCCAAAGCAATCTAAGATTTTCGGGAATACTCTTTCATGGAATAGACGCTGATCGCCTTCTACAACCCTGCTCATAACAACAAGTTGGGTCGTTTGAGTAGTAAGCCCCCCGAAGCCTTCTGGAGCACCCTGCCACGCAGGAGTTACACCCCACATAGAAGCCACTCGTTCTCTAATCTCATTCCTTATAGGTAGGTAATCCATTTCCTGCATAGTGTGGAAAAGTCGAACAAGGTCTACTCTACCACGATTGTTACGAGAGGAAACGGCTACCATAGGCATATAGTTAGTATCCTGTTTGGTTTTTGACTCCCACTGTTGTCGCTCCCTGCGGAGAGAATCAGGGTCATCAGTAGATACCATCAACATCGCTGCTGGCATCTTACGCTCAAAGAAGTATCTGTAAAGGTTCTTATCCATACCTAACAGCGTCAGTGCCTTTTCAAATAATGTTAGGATAGGTGACCACCCAAAGGTATCGGTCGGATAAAACTTAGATAGATGTATTACTTCGTCATCTAATAGATAATATATAGCATTCTTATGGCTATACTTGTACATAGCGGGTCTTAGGGCAGCACCACATTTTTTCTCCGCACAAACTAATGCTTCCTTTTCCTCATCGGTAGGAGTATCTTTCTCCACTACCTTAAACCTATGTGCGGGGCAGAACCAGTGGAAGTTCTCTGGAAGCCCTCTAGAGTCTAGGTCGAAGTCGGTTATAGCTGGGTCTAAGTGACGAATTTCTACTAGCTGCTGTTCAATTTTACCGTCTTCACTGGTGTAACTCTTGTTTAACAATATAAAAGCATCATCAATAGAGTTTAAATCAAAGTGGCATAACCGAAGAACCTCTTCTAATGTCTTATGGAATCGGTTGGCATTATTTATAAATGGATTAATTGCATCCAGTTGGCTCTCGTCCGGTTTGTTTACTGTGGGTTCCCATACAATACCCCTACGAAAAACTTCCGCTGTGATATGTTGTAAAGGCGCACGTATCTCTTGAACTTGGGTAGCAATCTTATTTAGGTCGCCAACCAACTGAGTTCTATACGCCATTTGGTTACGAATCCAAGAGTTAACAATAGATTCTATACCAATCTGTAAGGGTAGGGAACCTGAATCTCCGGTATCAGCCTTGCTTAAATGCATTTGACCAATTTGGTTCCCTAGCTCAAGCAGCGAAGTAGCTGTTTGTGCCGCCTGAGGTGCAAAATCATTTATTTTCATTCATTACTCCCAAGACTTTTGAGCATCTATACCGATTATTTTTAAGATATTATCCATTCCTTTTTGCCTGAGTTGGCCTGACTCAGATAATGGTTCTGTTGGTGTTTCAGGTTGAACTGTATCTGTTTTTTCTATTTGCTCCATAAGAATTAGATTTTGTTCGCGTAAACTAGAAGTTTCCTCTTCCAATTTAGTATACTCTATTTCATCTATTCCTTGAATATGTATACCATCCAAGACACCTTCTGCTGTCGCTTCTTTAATTACGGCTTCAAACGCCCCTTCGGTGAGGACTGTCATTGCGACATGATCATCAGGAATCTCATCCTCATCCGCATCAAAAGAGCGCAAATCATTATGCCATGCGTTAAGAATTCTCCATGTTCCAGAAGAATCTCGTTTGGCTATGTATTGGGTGCTTTGCTGCCTTAACGTAGAACCTACTTCTGCCATTCTATACTCCTTTACTCGTTCTTATTATACTTAGGCTATATGGCATTTTGACCATCCACAACTGTGGCAGGTTGTACATCCCCCTTCTTCCACTAAGAAGGGGGAATCACAACACGAACCTTGTACAGAAACCATTGTATTATCTAGTACGGGGGTTGTCAAGCGTTGAACAGCCTCATTTCGATCTTCATCATAGGATTTAGACAAAGTAGCAGTCCACAACTTATAATCTCCATTAGATGACCCATCCCAAGTGGAGTATAACATATCTGGGTTGTATTCCGATACTTTATGCTCCGTTTTAGTCTCAGCCACCAATACTTCTTTATCCCTGCTGCCTGACCTATATACTGTAATTCCCTTACACCCACTCTCATAGGCTAACATATAAGCGGCTCCAACATCTACTTGTGTAGCAGAGTTTGGTAGGTTAATAGTTTTAGAAATACCTGAATCACAAAATTCTTGGAAAGCCGATTGCATGAGAACGTGGTCTTGCCCTGAAATCTCAGGAGATGTAATATAAACATCCTTTACCCAGTCTGGTACGTCCTCTCGTTCCTGTAATGACCCCCCACCAGAAATATGCTCCATTAGTTCATCCGAATAAAAACCATATAACCTAGCATCCGTCTCAAAATATTTATTGGTGTAGTATAAAGTTTCACCCTCTAAGATATTCATTTTCTTCCATACTAAAGCAAATGTTGGTTCTATTCCACTAGATGTGTTAGCCAACATTGATATGGTTCCAGTTGGTGCTACAGTTAATCTGCAAGCATTCCTAAGTTTCAATTCATCTATAGCAAAATCAGAGTCTATCCACGATGGAAAAGTACCCCGCTCCTCAGCTAGTATTTGGGACGCTAGGTCAGCCCTTACTTGGATAAACTTCATCAATTCTGCCCCTATAGAACGAGCTTTATCTGAATTATAGGGTACACGCAGTTGAATCAATAGGTCAGCAAATCCCATCACCCCTAAACCAATTTTACGGGTAGATTTTGTCATTGCCTCAATGTCTTCAGTAGCATATTCATTTGCATCAATAACATTGTCTAGGAAGCGAGTAGCAATTTTAATTGTTTTCTCCAGCCCCTCCCAATCAACGTTATCTTGCCATCGAACAGAAGGTTCTGTAGAATCGGAAAAAGCGGTAGTTTTAAAGAATTCAGCTAGGTTGATAGACCCTAAGTTACAGGATTCATTACCTAGTAGGGGTTGTTCCCCGCAAGGATTAGTGGCAATCATACGCCCATGCTCTTTTTGAACTTTGTTATCTTTGTTTATGGTGTCTAGGAAGACCATTCCCGGCTCCCCGTTTCTCCATGCGCCTTTTATGATCTTACTAAAGACTCCCCTTGCATCCAATTCCTTAACTAAAGTATTATCACGGGGGTTTAATAAAGGATAAGTAGACCCAGACTTAACTGCCTTCATAAAGTTATCAGTCACACCAACGGAAATGTTGAAGTTATGAATCTCACCCTCAACTTTTTTACAATCTATGAATTCCAGTATGTCGGGATGGTGTACGTCCATAACTGCCATGTTTGCCCCATCACGCTTACCCCCTTGCGTAATCATCGAAGAGACACGGGAGAGAGTTTTCAGGACTTCAATAGGCCCACATGATACACCATGAGTTGTCTTGATGCGATCTCCTTTTGGGCGAAGGTTTGATAGGGCAAAACCTGTGCCGCCGCCAAACTTTTGAACCATAGCGGTATCGTGGGCGG